CTTTATCATCACCATGTATAATATTATACCAAGTAAATTGAGCATGGTCTGCATCTCTATTTGGTCGTATTGTAGTTTTGTAGTGAAGTAAACTTTCATACTTTTCTATAAATGATTTTAAACCAACCGATGTTATTTCTCCTTCATCGTACCACAACTGAAGTTTAAAGGTATGTACTTTATAAATCTCATGAATTTTATCTATTACTAAATGTCCCAATGGGTCATTTAAAAAATCAGAAAGTTTTATTCTTAATGCATAAATTTGTCCATTCATACTCTTACTCCATTCTTATCACATAGCTCTGGTTTATCTTTAAAATCACACCATCTACAATTTTTCTTTGAAGGTAGTTTATTATAAGTATGGTCGATTCTATATTCTCCTTCGTCTGTAAAACAATCATCTATAAAATTTTTAAGTCTTAGATTTACTTTATTTATAGATGGTTTACCATTTGCTGGTGAAAATGTTTGTACTCTTTTCTGTGGAAAATCTGTATTCTCCCACAATTTTCTTTTAACTATAAAATATTCAACTTCTATTCTATCTAATGGTACATCAAATTGTTTAGAATAAAATTGTTTGTATAATAATAATTGGTCTGTTTTATTCTTATCTGCTTTCTGATACTTATTCCATCCGTGTGTTGCTGTCTTTATATCAATAATCTTAATTCTATTTCTAACGGTATCTTTAATAATCAAATCAATAAACCCACGAAATTTGATATTCTTATCCATTCCATAATCAAGTTCCGTTTCAATACCAACTAACTCATATCCCCTTTTACTGAAATACATATTTCGTTTCTTCTTGAAAAAATCTATTATCTTTACCCCGTCTGAATAAAACTCTACCATTTGGTCTTTGGTACAAAACTCTATCCCACCATTTTCTTTCACAATTTCTAAAAAGTTTGTCTTTAATCTATCTTCCAACATCTCATCTAAATATAGTTGGTCAGCCTCCTTAATACTTTTTGTATACATTACTCTTAAATACTCTTGAAGAACTTCATGCATACTTGTGCCAAATAAAGTATGTATGTTATCAGTAAACTCTGATAGTCTATCTACATACGACAGTTTCCACATCCAAGGACATTTATCCCATTGTGAAAACTGACTATATGATATTGATTTTCTTTTAGCCATTAAGTCTTTGTATAACTTGATGTTTTGGTAATGCTCCTACAAACCTATCGACTTCTATTCCATTTTCTTCAATTATCGTAGTCGGAACTGACCTAACATTATATTGTGAAGTTAAAGTTTGATTTTGGTCTATATCAATAAACTGAATTGAATGACCTTCTCCTGCTACTTCGTTCATAACTGGTTTAAATGCTTTACACGGACCACACCACGTGGCTGTAAAATATTTTGCTGTTCTCATAACTTGTCTCCCCAAGTTGTCCAGAGTAAATCTGCGATTGTATCCGCCACCATATCTGAATACCTATCATCTACACTATGTAAATCTGATATGTAATGTCCGAATAGATGTCGGGCTTGATATACTGGATCACAATCCACTTTCTCTGGGTTTGTATTTATTCTTACTTCATTAAGTGGGTCTGTATAATCACACGGATCTGTATCTAATGCCGGTCTGATTATTGTTGGTTGTGGTATTTTATAAGTATTACATAACCTCATAAACTCAGATTCCACCATTTTATACTTACTTTCTATTTGCATTACTATTCCCAAATCCTTGCTAATCTACGAATGAAACCTAAAGTAGCTCCGAACCCAAATGCTATTCCTGCTATTTGTAACTCACCTAAATACATTGCTATTGAAGCCATCAAATATGATGTAAATCTAAATACGCCATATATTGAAAAATCACCTTGGGTTTTTAGTATTTCTTTTCTTGTCATTTTATTTACCCCATTTACCATTTTTTACAATTGTTGCCATTATTCCATAGTTGGATACATCAAGAAATGCATCTTCTAATGGTTCATCTTTAACTGCACTTTCTCGATTGTTCATCAATAAAGTTTTAACTCTTTGCAATTTATCATTCATTCTGAACCATAAACCTGTAAGTGATAGTTTCACTTCTTCTTTAGTTTGTAATTGTGTTCCAACTGAAATGTTACCTGGTCCGTAATCGTGTTGTTTATGTAAGAACAATTCATATTGTTCTCGTTGTAATTTTTTGAATTCTTTAGTCATTTCAGGCCATTCTTGTTCCATTAATGTAACAATATCGCCGTGATCACCTGTTAAATAAGAATTTATTTCTTCTTTCTTTACCATTTTCTTTGCTCGTTCTATTTGTTCTGTATATGGTACTTTTTTACTTGATTCTTTTAATACTTCTGTCATTTTATTCTCCTATACAACTTCGTCTACTATACCATATTCTAAACATTGTTCTGAAGTTAAATATGTATCTTGTTTTGAAACTTCTTCCCAAAACTCTTGAGTTTTCTTTGTAACTTTACCTAAAATACGATTTATGTTTGTTTGTAATTTTTTCAAATGGTCTGCTCCTTTTAATACATCAGAAGTTTTACCTGCCTCAAATGCAGAACCTTCATGAACCATAACCGTTGAGTTTTCACTCATTGTTCTTTTACCAGTTCCACATGCCAATATTACTGCGGCAGCAGACATACAGGCTCCAATACAATGAGTATTTACTTTGACTGGTAATGAATTGAAATAATCAATCGTTCCTAACATCGAATATACATCTCCACCATAAGACGAAATCACTAAATTTACATCTTTCTTTGCCTTGGAATACTGAATAAAATTATCAAACCTTGTCATAACCGAATATAATTGGTCTGTATCTATCTCGTAAGTTAAATACATAGTATTACTACCTAAATTAATACCCCATTCTAACTGTTTGAATAACATTTGTGTTTCTGTATCCAATCCTGGCATATCTGCGTAATGTACTTTTAATAACCGTTCAAGGTCACGTTGTTCTGACATACTTTCTCCTATTTTCTAAAGACGAATACTGGTTCATATTTATAACCCGCACCCATCACACTTGATAATGTTAACTGTAATGTATCTTCTTGGGCAAAACCCAACTCTTTTGAAATCTTTACTGTTTGTTCTTCTATAAATTTATACTTTGGTGTGTTTGCGATATTGTATAACATATAACCACCTTCTTTTAATCCGTAATAACAATTCTCTATAGTCTTTCTTAAAAACCCATTCACCCACTCATCTTGAGTAGGAAACTTTTTATAACTTTGTGTGGACTCATCGGAATACTTTTCCGTGTCGAAATAAGGTGGTGAAGTAAAACATAAATCAAGAGATGATTTGTTTGGAAGATATTCTTCACTCCCTTGTTTATATATATCAACTTTCTTGTTAATATAACTAAATTCTTCGCTCATTTGCAATAAACCTTCGTAGGTCTTTGTAGATGGTTCAGTTCCTATGTAATGTTTGGTATTTTTTGCAGATAAAAATCCAAGTAATCTACCGCCCCAACCACTTGATGGATCCCATATTACTCCATCTCCACCAAACTTCTCGTAGATTAGTTTGGCCGCTGTTGGTCTGAAATTACTTACTGATTGAGTACCCGTATAAATCTTAATGGATTGTCGTAATCTATTTTCGTGGAACACATTCCGTTCTCCTTCTGGATCCTCACCTTTATAATGTTTCTGTTCCCAGTTCCAACACTTACGAATGGTGGATTTGAACATATCATCATCGTGGAACACTTCCATCGGACTTTTCTTGGCGTGACCACATCGGATTTCCCAAAAGTGTGGAAAGTATGACCAAGCCAATCTTAAACAATGCATAGTCTGAACTATTTGATTGTCTTTATAAATCGTATCGACATCAAACTTTTTGAGTTTCCTCATATGTTCGTGTTTTTCATCTTCACGAATTGTATAGTGTGGGAATCCATGACGCCTGTAATAATCGAATATGACATCTACACCATATTCTCTGTCTACTACATCTATTGAATTTGTAACCCTTTCAAACTCTAAGTCTTTCTCATCTACATCAATGAATTTACCAAGAGTTTCATAGTTTACTCTTGTCATTAGGGTAGATTTAGTTTCTTGATTTCCTTTGGTTCTACTCCATAACTCTGGAGTATTGATTTGAGATTTGCCTTACCTTGTTCTGTTGAATAAAATACTTCTGCATATTCTTGTGCCTCTGTAAGACTTGATTCATAGTATTTTGATACTATTTCTAATAACCATTTTGGATGTTTCATATTCTTCTTTCCTTTAACATACTTTAACCACTCTTTCTTCTTTGGAAGAACATTGGTGTATAATTTATATAAATCTTTTGGTTTAAGATTGTATCTCTGAATTTCATTTACTACATCAACATATTCCATCTTCATAGATAGAAATCTATGTATCATATAATTAGACCACTGCTTCTTCTCTGTTTCGTTTAGAGAATTCCAATAACCTTTGGTCTGTTTTTGTGTAATGTGTGTGATGTGGTCGAATAGACCTTTATTTTTCTTTACCATCTACGTCATCCCAA